GGATTCATTTCAGAGATAACAGTTCTTATTGTCTTGCGGAAAATTGTTATGTTCATGATACAGGTGTTGTATCTCCCGGATATGGTGAAGCTGTTTACGTCGGCAGTGCCAAAAGCACTTCAGGTTATGGTCATGATTGTCATTACAATACAATCAGAAACTGTAAACTTGGTCCGAATGTTGCTGCTGAACACGTTGACATAAAAGAATACACAATCGGGACAACTGTAGAAAACTGTACATTTGACGGAACAGGAATGAGCGGTGAAAATTTTGCAAAAAGCTTCGTAAATATCAAGGGAAATGACTGTGTGATAAGAAATAATGTTGGTTATAGAAATGGCTGTACAGCAATTCAGCGTGCATTTGAACAAAATAATGTTGTAGACGGCTGGGGACAGAATGCCACTGTATACGGCAATAAGGTTTATATGGATACTGCAACTAATGCTTTAGGTAAGAAAATGTACTTTTTGAATGCATGGGATTGTTCTGCTACTGTCTGGGATAACTTTATGGCTTACGAGGGTGAACTTTTTTCTGTAGATAATGAAGATGACCATTGGAAGTATTATAACTGTAATTTGCTTACTTATGAAAGCAAATAAGATTTAAAGCAACACTGCACAATATGTCTGATAGCTTTGTACGCAGTTTGATAAAAAATTAGACTATATACAAGTTTAGTTTGGTGTTGACTTAAGAATATTTTGAAAAATTCCCCTCTGTCAGATTTAATTCTAACAGAGGGGTTAATTATATCTAATTTATTTCTCCACACTAACCGTAACGCCTGATTTGAACTCAAAAACGATATGGTCATCAAAAATAGTGATTTTAGAAAGCAGATGTTTGGCAAGTGTTTCATCATAGGAAAGTTCATCAGGGTGAGATTTGATGAAGAATTGCAATTCATCTACACGCTTTTTGTACTCAGCCTGACTGCTTTTTGATACCTGAATTTTTTCACGCTGTTCTCTCAGGCTGAAAATCTCATCTGCAATATCTGTATAGTCCTCATGATTTTCTGTTCGTTTAAGAAGTTCATATTGCAAATTATTGAGCCGTTCATCTATTTTCTGCAATGCACAGGGGTCAACGATTATCTGATTCAGATTAGCCTGCAACCTTTTGAGGTAGATTGTACTATCGCCAAGCATTATATGCAAAGCATCTACAAAGGCTTGCTGTAAATCGTTTTCTTTAACTGTTCTGGCATTGCATTTTGTATGATTATTTAGCCTTGTGTTGCATCTCCAGACGATTGACTTCTTGCCACGGTTATTCCAATGCAATCGGCTGTATTCAGCACCGCATTCAGAACAGAATGTAATTTGTGAAAATGCATGAGCTGCACTGAAACATTTTCTGCGTCCAAGTGAGTCTTTCAGCATTCCACGCCTTGCAATTTCTTCCTGCACCTGCATAAATATTTCTTTACTGATTATAGCAGGGTGACTGTCTTCCACATAGTATTTTGGCATAATTCCGGTGTTTTTTACTCTCTTTTTGGTCAGAAAATCTATAGTATAGGTCTTTTGCAAAAGTGCATCGCCCATATACTTTTCGTTTTCCAGTATTTTGCGTACACTGCTGTCATGCCATCTTGGATTACCTCGTGCAGTAAGAATTCCGTCATGTTCTAGACCTCTGCAAATAGCCAGAATGCTTTTACCTTCCAGATACTCTCTGAAAATGCGTTTGACAATTTCTGCTTGTTCGGGATTGATGATAAGGTTGCCATTATCATCTTTATCATATCCGAGAAAGCAAGTGGTGTTGACCATAATTTTTCCCTGCTGAAAACGATATTGCATTCCCAGCTTGACATTTTTGCTGAGTGATTCTGATTCCTGTTGTGCCAATGATGCCATAATGGTAAGTAGAACTTCGCCTTTAGCGTCCATTGTGTTGATAGATTCTTTCTCGAAAAAAACGGGAATGTTCATTTCTTTCAATTCTCTGATGTAATTCAGACAGTCCACAGTATTTCTGGCAAAACGGCTGATGGATTTTGTGATAACAAGGTCAATCAGTCCCAACTTACAGTCATCGATCATCCGATTGAATTCATCACGCTTTTTGGTATTGGTCGCACTGATGCCCTCATCGGCATAGATGTCGACAAATTCCCATTCCGGTTTGCTGATAATGTATTCCCGATAATGTTGGATCTGTGCCTCATAACTGGTTGCCTGTTCCTCTGTATCTGTTGACACACGGCAGTATGCCGCAACTCTCAGCTTCTTGATTTCTTTCTTTGCCGCACGATTTCCTACCTGTGGTTTGGCAGGTATTTTCATAACATTTCCCATTACTTTACTCCTATCAAACTATAAATGTACTCAGCCTGTTCAAACGGATTTTCAAAAGAATGTGTCGGAATTCCCATTTCAAATACAGTATGAATAACTGCATCTTTTCTTCTTTTATGTCCTGTAAAACGATTCGCCATTATTCGATCATAAGCTTTGAGATAAGTTTCTTTATCGATAATGGCAGGATAGAAGTCATCACCAAGATAGCATTTTTTCAAAAGCAGTCTTTTCACAGAACTGTGTGCAATATTGAGACCGGCTTTTTTTGCTGACATAGAAAAACTCATTCCCGAAATATAATTTTTGTAAATTTGTCTGATAACAGACGCCTCTGATTGATTGATCAGGACTATGCCATTTCTCATTTCATATCCGTATGTCATAATGCCTCCTTGACCTTCAAACCACATTTGAGATGAAATTCTGCACAATTTCGATTTACAATTACAATTTTGCTGACAAACATACAAAACACTTCTTCATTGAATGCAGTCATCATTTCTCTGTCTGTGAAATGAATGAGCTTATTCAGTTCAGAAAAATCTTTTGTTTTTCCGGAGAGGTCAGATAGTTCTGCTCTGTATTCAGATGCCTGTGCGTCAATAAAGTTGATTTCCTGATTAAAAACAACGCTGTCGATAATGTCCTGTGCTCTGAGTTTTCTGAGAGTATCTTTCTTCTCAGATAATTTTTGCAACTCGTTTTGAATAAAGTGAATTCTGCTGCTGCTTTCATTACTGCCCTGTATGCTGATGTTTTCATATAAAGGCAGAAGAAGTTGTTTTCTCGAATATATCAGCTTGTTTATCATTGTTACAAATGCTGCTTTCAGCATATCATCTCTGATATATTTCATAGAGCATTTTTTCTTATCCTGAATATGTGTTCGACACGACCATGCGATTTCTTTGCCGGAATCGTGTATTTTGCGTCTGAACTTATCACCGCATTCACCGCAGAAGATTATACCTGAAAAAACATAACGCTTTTGATATTTGTCAGAACCGGATATGATTCTTTTTTCTGAAGCCCTTTGCTCTATGATTTCTTTTACACGTTCAAATATTTCCTTGCTGATGATCGGCTCATGATGTTCTTCCACAAAATAACGATCGACTTCACCGTAGTTCTTTTTTCTATGAAAGCTTTCATTGGTGTAGGTTTTCTGAAAAACAGCTGCACCATAATATTTCTCATTCGTGAGAATATCTCTTACGGTGGAATTAGTCCATTTTCCGCTTTTTCGTGTTGGGATTTGTCGCTCCTCAAGAATTTTGGCGATCTTTTCACTTCCTAAGCCATTCAGAACGGACTGATAAATAAAACGTACAATTTCAGCTTCTTCAGGATTGATAACCATAAATCCTTCATCATCACGCATATATCCATATGGTACACAGCTAAACTGATAGGTACCATTTTCAAAACGCTGACGGACAGACCATTTGTTGTTTTCAGAAATGGATCTTGATTCGTCCTGTGCCATACTGCTGAGAATGGAGAGAACAAATTCACTTTCCATAGAACCGGTGTCGATATTTTCTTTCTCGAAATAGATTGGAATATTCATATCGAGCAGTTCACGGACAAGGAAAATGCAGTCCGTAGTATTTCTGGAAAAACGGCTGATTGACTTTGTAAGAATGTAATCAATTTTTCCGGCTCTACATTCCAGCAGAAGATTCTGTAATCCGTCACGATGTTCGGTCTTTGTTCCTGTGACGCCGAAATCATAGAACAATCCTGCAAACTCCCAGTTATCATGAATTTTTATCCATGATTCATAATGTGCTTTTTGTGCATCGAAACTGTCTGTCTGAGCATCACTGTCTGTGGAAACTCTGCAATAAGCAGCAACACGCAGTTTTTTCTTTTCATTTGGTTTTGATTCGATTTTTGAAATTTTCAAATTTATCACCTCATTTCAGTATGACATCTTACCGCTTTTTTGATGATTTATCAAGCACTTTCGGCAATAAGTCGGCAAACAAAGGGGAGAAAGATCGGCGATTTAATTTGGTTAATTTGTCATACTCGACAAAGGAAAGAAGTCCGTTTTCATAAAGCATATCTGTCAGCTTCTGTGCTTTGAAGTATTCAATTTCATCAATTACTTTTTGCTGTTCCATGTATAGTCCTCCTGTTTCATCGATGCTTTCACTATACATAGGACAGTAATCAAGATTTTGAGTACTAAAAAATCCCCACGAAATATGAAAAAAATCATACTTCGTGGGGAAGGGGTCAGATCAGCTGATTCACTTTTTTCTGCACTTCATTGTAGTCATAACCTGCATCAGTCAGATGTTTCTTACGCTCCGCACCATTGCCCCATTTACCCTGAATGACTTCACGGGCAACTTCGTCAACGGACTTCTTTGCAGGATACACCTGCTTGCCGGAACTGTCAAAAACAGCATATCCAGCCTTGCAGGCTTTCTTTGCATTTTCAAGAGAAGAAAAAGCCCCGATCTGAGATTTGGCATCAGACCAGGACTTTCTTACTCTGTAAAGTTGTTTTGCCGCAGGTGCAGAGGGGGTTGATGTCGTTGCAGAGGTCATATATCCCTGTACTTTTTTCTTAAACTCTGTCCAATGAGGCAGAATGTAGAGTGGACACATCTTGTAGGAGTTTCTTGCTGTATTGAGATGATCTACACTGCCCGATTTGCCATCTCTGACATTGAGCCAGTGGGTATGGGTGTAAAGATGATTGATGCTGAGATTATACTTCTTCAGCAAGGCTGCGGCAAGTCTTGCACAATTGTCCTCAGACTTCTTATCTGTCGCATTATACGCAGATGACATAATACACTCGATCGCAATGGTTCTTCTGTTACCATTGCCGGAGCCATCAGCGGCGTGCCAGCCGCTCAGACTGTGGGGCAGATTCTGCCATGCACAAGTATTGTCAACATAATAATGCACTCTGACATCATTCATATTGCCATTGACGGTTGCTCTTGTGTACTGCTCCGCAGGTGTCGTTCCGCTTGCTACGGAAATCCAGTCGGTATTGTGAACTGTTACACCGATAACTTTGCCCTCCATTGAAACAGAGGGCATATCAATATGATTAGGGTTATGCTTGGTGAGTAAGTACTCGTTGATTTTTACTCCGCTCAGAGTAGTTGATGTATCAGGTCTTAAAATAGCCATTTATTCGTCCTCCTTTTCATCCTCAGTTCTGCCTACTTTCGTTTGCAGAACATCAATTGCTTTTTTGAATGCAGGTGGGAAAGGAATTCCCATAAGTGTCGTATTCTCGATAATGGAAAGCAGTTCATTCAGGCAAAAACTGATACAAACAGCATCACGAATGTAATTTGTGCCGATGAGAATATCAATTCTTACGCCGACAACCACCATAAGTAAAATACAGAATTTCTTTGCAAGACCAACCCAGCCTGCTGTGCTGTTGAGTGTACCGCTTTCGCTGTGTTTGGATTTGCCCATCGCAGCAGTCACGATTCCCGTCACAAAGTCAATGCCCATAAACACGACAAGCGTTGCAAGAGCAGAATCCCAGCCGCCAAGCAGCGTTGCGATAAATCCACCGATTACGCCTGCGATCAGGCAAATGGTATCTTTCATAAAATCACCCTTTCATAAATTTGATAGACTTGACCATCGGATGTGAATTGTCCGATGTACCACTGAATGCAAAATAATATTCTCCCGCCGGAATAATTTCCAGCGACTGCATCACAGAAACAAAATCATCAGAATACAGCCATTGGAAGGATAATTGCAAGGCATTTTCCGCCTTGATTCCTCATAAATATGCTGAGCCAGTTCCGCCCCTGTTTTGTCTGTCTTTTTCACAAGATAAAACGTTGCATTTTCTGATGCACCGACCAGATAGCGTAAAAGCAAATGCATATCTGCTGAGATTGCAATTGGTGTCAGGAAAATCACAAACACCGTTCCAGCCCAGCTGAAATCGTTCTGATTGAAATACAGGGCATAGTCATTTTCGGCTGAGCAGAAATGCGGATAACTCTCCGCAAAACCTGCAAGAGAACGATAACCATCGTTGTAATAAGTGTAGATGCTGTCGCCGTATTTCTGCAAGACATCAGAACCGCTTTCAAATACAGAGATATAGCTGATGCCGGAGATGCTTTCAATTTGTTTTTGCAGCTCTGCAATATCTGTTTTTGTTGCATATGCTGACATATCAGGGGTTATTCCGTCTTTGCCATCTGCACCTTTCAGATTTTGTAACCAGTCATCTTCAGTGCCTGTAAAGCCGTGTTCCACTGCAATGATGTAAGCTGATTTTCCATCAGAACCATTGATGCCGTCCGTTCCATTCTTTCCGTCTGCACCGTTTTTACCATCTGTTCCATCATGTCCGGGAAGTCCGTCAGCCCCGTCTTTTCCAGGCAAGCCATCTTTGCCGTCCGTCCCTCTGAGGCTTTCCAACCATTCCATTTCAGTGCCAACAAAACCGTGTCCTACGGCAATCTCAAAGGCTGATTTGCCATCAAGTCCCTTAGATGCAGACTGTATTTTTTGAAGCAGCTGCTGATATAGGTCAGGTGTGGGAGGAACATTGCTGTTTTCTCCATCAAATCCCGATGGTCTGATGTGCAGTGTTTTGACAACAGTCGTTGCCCTGACGGTTTCAGAAGATGCCGCATCATAACCAAACAATGACATTTTCACAGTCCCTGCGGTTAGTTCGGCAGGCAAAAAACAACTTGTATTTTCTATTCCAAGAACTCTGTTATAGGTTATTTCGTCCTGCGTGAACTGCACCACCTTATGCATCGGTTTCCAGTTATTATCGAACACAAAATATATCTTCACAAAAGAAATCTGGTCAGCAGCAATAACTTCATGCTCCAAAGTTTCGATGTTCTGCCATTTTACAAGAAATTTGATCATGACTTCACCTCTTTCCAGGTTTTCGTACCCGCAACATATTCAACATATCCGTCAAGGCATTGAATTTTTGTTAGCGGTGTTTCAGTGGTACTGTTGGAATGTCCGTCCCAGTTATTGTTCTTTTTTACAGCGTTCCAATCCGCCAGACTGCCTTCATAGATAATCTGTGTAAGCTTTTCACAATAGTTAAAACAACCGCCGACAATCTCCCTGACACTTTTCGTCAATGTGAGATTTTTCAGCCTGATACAGCGTGCAAACATTCTGTCGCTAATAGTTTTACCGCTATATCGCACTGTTTCAAGATTCTGACATTCGGTAAATACCATTGCCCCGACAGTTACCACAGAGGACGGAACGGTTACAGATTGGATTGCTGTTCCTGCAAATGCGTTCACACCCAGTTCCGCAACACGTTCCGGAATCCGGAGTTCTGTCAATCCGTTTAACACCTCATGTGAAAGGTATTCATCAATGTGCGGCATAAATGCGGATCTTTTGATTGCCGTCAGCGTTGTCGGGAGAGATGCAGTTTTCAAGTTGTTGCAATACTGGAAAAGACGTTCGCCAATACCTGTGATGCCCTCTGAAACAATAACAGATTTGACGTTTGCATTGTCCAGAAACGGAGAAGGATTGCTGTCAGTAGAATAATCGAATGTTGCTCCTGTGCCTTTAAGGAGCAGTCTGCCATCTGAATAAAGGACAAAGTCCACATTCTGACCGCATTTGCCGATAGAAACCACATTGCCTGTCATCTCATCAATTTTCAGCGTTAACTCGTTTATTTTTGTTGTCAGCTGACCTACTGTGATGTTGTAATCTTTTATCTGCGTCTGAATTTCAAAAAGCTGTGAAAGCATATCTGTGACCTTGCATTTGCCAAGAATACAGCGGACATATCCGCAGAAATTATTGTTTTCTCTGTAGTCTGTAATGCTGAGTTCTGATGTGCCTGCATCAAGTCTGATAATGCAAAGGGTGAGATATTTCTTGTAATCTGTGCTCTGAAATCTCGGTATTGCGGGATTGGTGGCAGGTGTTCCGGCGAGAATTTCAAAGCTGACATTGCGGACGTTTTCAGAAGTATTACAACAAATTCCAACCGCCATATATCTCGGCAAAGATTCGTCCACATAGCGAGATATATCATAGGTGTATGCAGTATCAGAAATGAAGTAATGCCCCTGAATCCAAGCCTTTCCGCTGCCGATTGTCAGTTTCAATTTGCTTGCAGACAGCTTGAAACACTGTCCGAAGTTGTCCTGAATTCCGTCACAAATGATACTGCCGAGATAGTCATTGAAATTCTCAGCAGTATATGTTCTGTCAAGATTTTTAGAATTGAAAAATCCGAATGAAAATGCCATAAATCATTCCTCCTTAAATGTCGGTGTTAAATTTCTGCCGTTGCGGTCAAAGCTCTCAATCATTCCAACAAGCTGTATTTTGTTTTGCCTGATTCCAAACCTGTAATGTTCTACAGTAACAAAATCGCCAACAAAATAGTCCACGCCGTATTGAAACTGCGTGGACTGCACTGCAATCTGAGATTCGGATTTGGTTTTTGTGGGAATGAGATTCTGATTGCCCTTTTCTTTCAGAAGTTCGATGTATTCAGCATCAGAAATCGGCTTTGTTACGCCGTTTTCCTGTTCTTCGTCCGAGATGTCTTTTGCATCAACATACACTTCATATCTGTCAAGCAGGGCAGGTTCAGAATTTGTAAAACAAGTGGTTCTTTTACGCTGTTCACCCTCGCCCTTCCCAAGAACATAGGCAAAATTCCTCTTGACGGAAGTGTCTGTAAAATAGGTGAAAGACAGCAGATTGTTGTAGCTGTCGGAGAACACAATATGCGGATTTTCCTTCTGCAATATGCTTCTGTCTTCGCCTTGCAACAGGTCAAAAATCATCTCATACTGTTCCTCTGCAATCTTACTCAGACGTATATTTGCAGTTCCGCCGATTTTTTCGCAAATGGTGTACATCCATTCCATCAGATTATCATAACTGACCTGCAACTTTGTTTTTGCATCCCAACAAGAGCCTGACGAACAGCCGATAACAAGTCCCGGAAGTTTTCTGATACCTGATGTACAAGCGTTATACTGCACCACATTCATTACGATCTGAGAATATGAAACGAGTTTTGTAAAGTTGAATGTGGGATAGATGATTCTGCGTTCAAGTAAGCACATCAGAAATCTTCCCTTTATGATGAGATAGTCGCCATCTTCGGCATCCGTTTCAAGTTCCACAGATTCAATCAGTCCGAAATGTTCCTTGTCATCATCACGTCCTACAATTCTGCCAGTCTGAAAAATCTCGATATTTCGGGGAGATGCTGCAATGTACACTTCAAAAGCACCGCATTCGTAATATTCAATATCCCATAAAAGCGAAGAAAAACTGTCGCAGACAGCCTCAAGTGATATGGCGATATTCTCTCCAACAGGAATCATATTGTAAATTTCAATCTGCATTTTCACACTCCTAAGTACGCATTTCGGTGTATCAGGCGAACTTTGATGTTATTCAGACCATCTGACGCACGGACATAGAATTTATTTTCACCCGTTTTCAGATTCAGCCATGTTGAGCCTGAAACAAGTCGGTTGATGATGTTTGTCACAACGCCCTCACGCTCCAGAAGAACGGTTTTATTGCCTGTTTTCGTAGTTATGGTGATAACATCTCCTTTTTGAATATCGCCTGAAATCTGCATATATTCGTCCGTCAGAGCGTTGTAAATGGTCGGATTTTTCGCAGGTCCGCCGCTGATTTCAAGAGTGAATCCAACCTCATCGCCGCTGTTATTGATCGTCATCATATCCTGCGTGTTGTACATACCAATCGGAAACGGTTCATCATTGTCAGGACAAACAAAATGAAATGCACCTCTGACACGGGAATATTCCGCAATCTGCGTTTCAGTGGAATACCAATAAATGTCGGGACAGAGAATAGAGATCTGCCCATTGGTCAGTTTTTCAAAGTTCTCCACCTCGCAGGTTTCCACGATACCTTCAGCATACACAGAGATATTTTTTGTAGAGTAGTAAATCTTGATATATCTGGACGGCTTGACCACACGATACAGTTCGTGCCTGCGGAGTTCCACACCAACCCCACGCATTTCAAAAGGAATGACCACATTTCGCTTTTCAATGAAAGCGTTGTTCAGATATGAGCCGTTCATTCCTGCATAATTTGAAGTGCTGATTGTTTCTGTTGGAGGATCAAGCCCTTTGATTTTGGAGAACATATATCGGCTTGCTGTTTTGGATAGGTCGATTTTTTGACCTGCTTTGTTTTCGAGAATGAGTGTGTAGAACAAAATTTCACCTGCCTTTCATTGACTTTGAGAGCTTGGGTATGGTATAATATATGAAAATGATTGTGGGGCATCAGCCTTACAAATTGAAATTTAAAGGAGAATAAAAATGTTAGAAAACCTGATTATCAGAGAAGAAACGCCTGCTGACTATAAAAATACTGAACTTATGACTATGAGAAGTTTCTGGAATAAGTATTTTCCTGCCTGTTCAGAGCATTTTCTTATTCGTATCATAAGAGGATCAAAGGACTATAT